CCTGAAGATGTAATGCCGTCGCTCTGAACATAAACCTGAGTGTTAGCAGGATACGATACGCCAGTCGGTGTGTTCACCCAGGCGGAGGTATTGGTGAGGTACACGGCGCCTGTAGCAAAATCTACCTGCTGCCAGTCAAATGCGCTAAGCGCGGTCAGGTTCGTCAGACCAATGCCCAAATCATTCAGCGCCTTGATGCCGGTCTGTTCCCATGCTGACCAGGTGGTCCCGGAAAGTGTACGTTGCCATGTCCGGTTAATGTTTCCCGCACCACTGGCTATCGTGGTGAATCGCTGCAACAACGAATTTGCACTGCTCCTCAGAATGACTTCACAGATGCCTGTTGATACAGTGGCCTGCCCCGGCGCTACAGGGCCGTTTATTGTACCAGTGGTCCCATCTGTAACAGACCAAACGCCAGGAGTGACCAGTAAATTCAGGTCGCCCGTATAAAATCCTGGACGCGAATTCACTCCCACCAGATTCCATTCTCCCCATGGCCCGTCCACCCCGTTCCATGATGCAGTGAGAGAGCGGACATAAACGTTGCCGTTTCGGACTGTATACCGCTGGGTGCCTCCCCATTGCCCGCCTGCGAACACTTCCAGGAAACCCACAGCATTCGGTTCCGGGAAATTACTGGCTGGCTGCGCATTATTCGATGTGCCCTGCATCCATATCCCGGCAAGCGTCGCTGTCGGTCCATAGCTGTTCAGATTAGCTGCTGCTGGCAGCGCGCCACGGACCTGCTGTGATGAACCGACCAGTCCGGCCATTTTCTGCCAGCCCGGTCCGGTGACTGCCGGCATTGCCTGACTCAGCTGGACAGAGATGTCGCCCGGTGCCGTGTAAAAATTTGTCCAGACGCCCTTTTCAGCCAGCAGTCCGCGCAGCGCCTCGGTCGACTGTGCGACCAGTTCGGCCGTTACCTGGTTCTGAACTTTGCGCGGTACCGCCGCCCACGCCGCGCCGGTGGTGGTAGGCCCGGTGAACGGGCTGACAAGCGTGGCCGCTGTATTACTGGTGATGGTATCAACCGGCAGTGTGTACAACACGCCGCCGATTGTCGTGGTGATGAAATCGCCCGGTTTTAAATCTGTGGTGAATAAGGTACTGGTACCTACCACCGCCGTGGAATTGTTGGTCAGTTTAAGAGTTCCTGCGGACATAATGTCTCCAAAATTTGGGCATAAAAATACCCCGATCATTGCGGGGCTAATATATTTTGCTCCTGGTTGTGATTACTTCATGGTAATTTCAGGCGCAACAAAGGAGTGACTCATGAAAAAAATGTGCTTAGGTTTAGTTTTACTGCCGTTTGCTGCCTCCTCGGCTTCTATCGCCGATATGCAGAGGGAGTGTGAAAAGGTGTTCGATAAATTCCCTGAAATGGCATCCTGTGTTACCAAAAAAGTGAAGGCTGACGATTTTGTTTACAGCAGCCCCCAGGCGCGGACATACGTGGCGACTGCCATTAATCTCTCCGGCAAGGTTCGCCGTGGTGAGATGTTTGATGACGAAGCAGCCCTCGCTTTACAGGAAAAATACAATCAACTGAATTCAGAATATGTTAATGAAGTTAAAAGCACTCAGGACCCGGTTGGGACATATTTGAAAAAACGGCTGGATAATGCCGGCAAAATAGTAATTGACGTACATAACAAATAATTGTTTCTGTACCTGAGCTTTAACGATTAATAAATTCAGTCGTACGCGGCTGTGTTAATGGCAGTGAGGGTTATACCGGTATTACTTCCTCCTGCCGGGCTGCCCTGACCGACCTGATTACCGACGGCATTTATACGGGTAGTTACACCATCAAAGCGACAACCGGTATAGGCAGCAATGCTGATAATGACCGGCTGACCCTGGACCATAATCTGCCATAATGACATTCCCAGAGTCGTGGGAGCGACCGCCCACGAGCCAGCCAGCGTCTGGTCGATATTTATTCCCCCGCCGGCGCCCGGCGTGCCGACCGTCACTAAATCAGACAGCACCCGGCTTTCATTGGTCAGCACCAGTTTCCCGGTAGCGTCCCAGATGGCAAAACCCCATGCAGGCAGCGTTTGAGGAAATATTGCAAAAACATATACTGTGAGTGTGTGTGGGGTTTTTGCGGCCCCGACCGGCGTTGAGGAGGATGCTCTGATCACGCCTCCGGTTCTGGCAACGTTGGTATATGTTGGCGCACTGGTATTTGATATGCGGCAGAATGCGATAGCCGGCCAGGAAGGATCTATCGGAATATCAGCGGACGCCACGCCATTGCCGTCAGAATTAACCACAACCTTACGGTATAAACAAAATGGCGTTGACTGTGGCGTAACAAACGGATTGCCGTTTTCCAGCAATATCATTGCTCCATAAGACATTTAAGCTCTCTCCATAAACACGACCAGTTCGCATGCAGAGGCGGGATAATTACCGACGCCAGCCTCGCTTGCGGGCAGAATGGTTATGGTGTTTCCGGAGGCCACGATCCGGCGGCCCACCGTAGTTCCGCCGTTATCCAGAGATACCACAAAACCCACCCTGAACCCGGCGGGAACTGGAAAAGACCATGCCCCGCTGTTTTGTCCGGCCGCCAGTGGTATGACACCAATAACTGATACCGGCTTAATTCCATAGTTGTTTGGACGGCCTGCGCCGTCCCACGTCTGGATCCCCCACATCAGAAAACCCCCGTCAGATAACCGATCTGCACCCGAAGCACGCCGTTAGCATCCCTGACACTGGTGGTTATGTTAGTTTCCTTTTTGGCACCCAGTCCGTTTGTGCCATAGTTTTCAAATGTGCCGTTTTTGTCCCATCGCCAGCCACTGACGCCGGGTACAAAATTATTCGACTGAATGAAGTTACCTATTTTGGCGTTATCTATACTGCCGTTTTGAATAAACGCAGACCGTAAAAACACCTGACCATTGAACACAAAGAACGCGGCTTCATAACTGCCCGGATCGCTGCCGGAATAAATACCGAACTGATCAGCAGCAAAAACTGCCGTCGATTTATACCCCCCGCTGCCGTTCGGCTCGAGTGACATCCCAAAGCCGGTGTTATAGAGCTGCTCGCCACGCCGCACGCCAAGATTCAGGGTGTATGAAACCTTTGCGGTACCGTTATCGGTAATAACAGAAGTGAGCTTCTGGTTAATGGCTGCCTGCTGGTTTCCGAGCTGGGTTGCTACCTGCGTCTGGTATTGTGCAAAGGCCTGTTCGGCTGAAGACTGCGCCTCCTGAATGGTGGTAATGCTGCTTTTAACACCGTTAAAGTCGGCCGCCACTGAAAGCCGGTATTCAGCGAACGCCTCGTCGGCGTTAGCCTGTGCGGTTTTAACTTCACTGATTTCTGCAGCAGCATCACCAAACTGAACGGCCACAAGCTCCTGGTACTGCGCGAAAGCCCGTTCATTATCCGCAATGGTAATCCTGGCCTGCGAGATTTCAGCACGCGCCAGTCCCACCTGTTCATACTGGATCTGCGCCCCTTCCACCTGGGCCAGCGTGTTCTGCATCGTCGCTTCCAGACTGAAATCTATCCCGGCCTGCACATTCTTAAATGCCTCTGAATCACGCACCGCTTCATCGATGTAATCGATCATGCCAGGGATATCTGACGACGCCTTGCCTGATGCCTCAACAAAACCCGACACGCCGAACGCGTTGCGCGTCCGCACGTACATGTAATACGTGGTATCCGCTTTCAGTCCGTGAAGATTCCACTGGCTTGATCGCCCGAGGAACTGCGTCTGGTCTTCAATAAGCGCCGGGTTAAGAACACGATTTTCACCGCTGTACCAGAATTCAAAGGTGGTATCTGAAGTGGCAGTCACACGCATAACCGGGACGATATCTGCTGAGAAAAGACCAGGCGTCCAGATAACGGATGACGGTGCCAGTGGCGCACCGATAATCAGGTTCACCTGGGTTTCGGCACCCTTCATGCCGTTCTCGTTGCGTCCACGCACCCCGAGCATGTAATCCCCGGCACTGAGCCCGTAAAAGTCATAGCGAAACTGGTCGGTTTCATACTGTGCAACAACCGCCCCGCTTTCGTTATAGACATACAGTTCGAACAC